AGTGGTGTACCAGTGCCGATTTTATATGGATATGTATTTAGCGGATCAATTTTAATCAGTGCAGGGGTTGATACTGCCCAGATAGTTCCAGTTTTAACTGATACGGGTACTTATGGACAATCTGGAAATATAGTTACTATACATATTGATAATCATGGTATAAAAAATGGCGAGAGTGTTCGTTTAGATTGGCTTACAGGACCCTTAGCTGGTTCAAATGTAGATGACGGAGGAAGATTTGGAGTTCAAAATGCTTCCACAAATAAGTTTGATACTTCTCTTGGTATGTGGAGTAATAAAAATTATGCAAATTCATCAAACAATACTGTTAAAATTAACGCAAGACATCAAGATTAATTCATTATGCCTAGATTAATTGATGATGAATTATTTGGTAGAAGACCTGATAGCAGAGTATTAGACCCTACTTTAATAGAAGGTGGTTTAAGAAGTAAACAATTTGCTACAGTAATAGATTTGTTAGGTTATGGCGAAATTGAAGGATTTAGAAGTCCAACAAATACAAAACCAACTACGACAGATTCTTTAAATATTGGAAGAGATATTTTTCTAGATAATACACCCTTGGTAAATGCGAATGGGGACCCTAATTTTGATGATGTTGAGGTTTTCTTCAGAGATGGAACTGCTGACCAAGATCCCCTCAGCACATTCGATACTTTTGGCCCTGACCGAGTAGAAAATACAATACCTGTGGGAGTTGCAATAACAAAAAATACATCTGTTTCAAGATCAATAACAGGTGTTCAAGATGCAAATGGTAATGAATTAATAAAACTTATAAGAGTATCTATACAGATTCCATCTTTGCAGAATTTCACCACTAATGGCGATATACGTGGTACAGAAGTAAAAATATCAATACGTATAACAGGAAACGATGGAACTGTACATAATCCAGTTGTACAAGATTCTATAAATGGTAAAGCTACAAGTCCTTTTGTAAAAGATTATGAGATTGTTTTAGAAAGTAATAATTTGCAATTTCCCTTAACAGTCACAGTTATAAGGGATACAGAGGATAGCACTGTATCTACTTTGTCAAATAAAACTAATTTCTTATCGTTTACAACAATAATTACACAACCACAAGCTTATAAAGGTTTTGCTTATGTAGCATTAAGATTTAATGCACAATCTTTTCAATCCTTCCCTAAAAGAATGTATAGGGTTAAGGGTACAAAAATTAAAATTCCTCATAACGGAACTGTAGATCTAGATAATGGAGCGATATCTTATAAAGATGAAAATAACAATGATATTGTTTTTAATGGAACTTTTAAAGCTGAAAAAGAATGGAGTGCAGATCCAGCTTGGATTTTATATGATTTATTAACAACAGATAAAGGTTTTGGTGGCCCAGAGGGTGTTATATCTGAAGATTCATTGGATGTGTTTTCTTTTTTCCAAGCATCTAAATATGCAAGTGAAATCATTACAGATCCTATAACAGGCAAAGAGGAACCAAGATTTAGTTGTAATGTAATTTTAAATCAGAAAAATGATGCTTATTCCTTGATAAATGATTTATGTTCTGTTATGAACGCCATGCCTTTTTATAGCGTTGGTACATTACAAATTGGACAAGATAGACCTACAAATACGGATACAAATACTTCTGATGCGGTTTATTTATTTACTAATGCAAATGTAACCGAAAGTGGGTTTTCATATACAGGAACAGGTCAAAGAACTAAATTTACAGAAGTAGAAGTATCTTATTTTGATAATGACACGCAGAAAATTGATTATGAATTAGTAACAGCTAGTGATGTAACTGCTTTATCATCTTTTCCTTCTAAATACGGTAAGACTAGAAAAACAATCAAAGCTTTTGCCTGTACATCAAGAGGTCAAGCGAACAGGTTAGGCCGTTGGTTCTTATATACAAATTTAAGAGAAACAGAAATATGCAGCTTTACAACAACATTAGAAGCTGGTGTTATTGTTAGACCTTCAATGATAATTGGAATTGCAGATAGTTTGAGGGCTGGTGTTCGTAGAGGTGGCCGTATAAAATCTGTTACTAACGCAAGAACTATTGTTGTAGATGATAAAGATTATACTGATTTGACAATAGAAAACTCAGCGACTTTGACAGTAATTTTACCAAATGGAAAAGCTAGTTTACCAAGAACCATTTCATCTATAAATGGCACAACTATTACTGTAAGTTCAGATTTTGCTTTTAAAGATGATGATGGGAATGTAGTAACTGCAACTCCACAAGCAAATAGTGTTTGGGCTATAGAAAATACATCTGTAAAATTTCAAACATATAGAGTTATTTCTATCGAAGAATCAAATGAGACAGAATATACAATTTCAGCAATTATTCATGATACTGATAAATATTCTCAGGTTGAAGCAAATATTGCAGCACAACCACGTAATATAACAACATTAATAGATGTAAAACCTCCTCCTAGCAACCTAAACGCAACAGAGCAAATTGTTGTTTTAAACAATCGTGCTGTTTCTAAAATATTTGTTTCATGGCAACCCATACAAGGTGTTAAAGAATATAGAGTTGAATCACAATTTGAAAATGATAGTGTTGAAGTATTTAGAATATCAAGACCAGACTTTGAACTTTTTGAATCTAAAGAAGGTACTTATAAATTTAAAGTTCAATCATATAACGCTTTAGGTATACTAAGCACTCAAGCAGCATTAATAGAAGATTTTATTGCTGTAGGTAAAACAGAAGTCCCAGAAGATCCTACAAACTTGACAGTAGAACCTGTATCAGAAGATTTTGTTAGATTAAGATTTAACCCCTCAACCTCGGTAGATGTAACTCATGGTGGGCATGTAATAATCAGACATACAGAATTAACAGGAACTAATGCTATTTTTGGCAACGCAACAGAAATTGTTCCAGACCTTTCTGGAAATATGAGTGAAGCTTTAGTCCCTGCAAAAAGTGGCACGTACTTAATTAAATTCAGAGATGACGGTGGCAGAACATCAACTAATGCCGCGAAAGTTGTAATTACAGAACCAGAACCACAACCTCATCAAGTTGTTTTTACTGAAAGAGAAGATCAAGATTCACCACCATTTCAAGGTACAAAAGTTTCTACATTTTTTGACAGTAATCTAGGAGGGTTGGTTCTTAAAGGTGCAGTTTTATTAGACGCTGTTGCTAATTTTGATAATATTTCTGATTTTGACGATGAAGGAATTACCAGTGGAGGGCCAGTATCTCCATTAGGTTCTTATGAATTTTTAAATGCTATTGATATGGGTGCCAAGTTTAATTTAACTTTAAAAAGAAAGTTGGTTAGCTTTGGAGTTTTAACAAATACATTATTTGATGATAGGTTAGGCAATCTTGATATCTGGACTAATTTTAATGGTGATGCTAGTGAAGATGTAAATGCAAAATTATTGGTAGCGACTAGTGATTTATCTTCAACTACTTCAGTAAATGCTACTTATGAACAAAGCGGAACAACTATAACTATTTCTAAAAGTTCTCATGGTTATTCTGTTGGGGATTTTGTTGTAATAGATTTTGCATCTGGTGGTGCAACAGATGGTAATTATGAAATCAAAACAGTTTCAACTGATGCTTTTACAGTAACAGCAAATACAAGTGCAACGATATCAAGTGGTACTGCTTGTAGTTATGGAGCTAATTTTACAAGATTTAATGTTTTTGTTAATGGTGAATATACCGCTAGAACTTTTAAATTTAAATCTGAATTAATATCTAAAGACCCTGCGCAAAATATCAAAGTCACAGAATTAGGATATAAAGCAAGTGTAAAACGTAGGATTGAAACAGTAAATACAGCAATTTCAAGTGCTTGTGCAACTAATAATGCAGCAAAAACAGTTGCTTTTTCAAATGCATTTTTTACGGGCACTTCTATTCTTGGAGGTTCAACAACTGCATTTTTGCCTTCTATAGGAATCACTTTAGAGGGTGCTGTCTCAGGAGATTATTTTAAAATCACAAGTGTTACTGGATCACAATTTGTTATTGAAACGAGAGACAGTAGTGATAATTTTAAAGATTTAAATTTTAAATACACTGCAATAGGTTTTGGACGTAGTAGTTAATTTGCCTTATACTGTTAATAAATTATAATTTAAGAAAAATGAGTCAACATGATTACGATATAGCAAACGGAACAGGAGCGGCAGTAAGGGATGATATAAATAATGCTTTAGAAGCAATACAAACTAACAATTCTGGTGCTGAAGGTGATCTTCCAAGCACAAAAGCATTTATGCTTTTTGCTGATACAGAAAACAATGTAATGAAAATACGAAACGCGGCAAATAATGATTTTATAGAACTTTTTCAACTTGATGGTACGTTTACATTGGAAGATGGCACTGCAAGCACACCAGCATTAGCTTTTAGAGATGATCTGAACACAGGTATTTTTAGTTCTGCTGCTGATACTTTTAATGTTGCTACTGGCGGTGTAGAGAGAATGAAGTTAGGATCTACAACAGTATTTAACGAAGATGGAGCAGATGTAGATTTTAGAATTGAAGGTGATACAGAAGCTAATTTATTTTATGTAGATGCAGGTAATGGCCATATTGGTATAAATGACAGCACACCAACAGTAACACTTGATATAACAGGAGAAGGTGGGGGTAATGGTGAAGTTCATGTTAAGAGAACAAGCGGTGCAAGTTGTTTTATACAAGCACAAACAGACTTTGCAGTTTTCGGGTCAAACACTGAACATAAAGTTCAACTAAAAAGTAATAGTACCACTGCTTTAACTATTAATACTACACAGCTTATTGGTATCGGGACAACCGATCCAGATGCTAGATTACACGTAAATTCTGGAGATGTTAATACTTGTGCAACATTTGAAAGTTCTAACGCTGGTGCGGTCATTAATGTTAAAGACAACAATGCAAGATCATCTATAGAACAAAATGGAAATGATCTAAAAATTATTTCAGATACAGACGCAGGTTCTTCTGGTAATAGCACAATAAAGTTACAGGTTGATGCCTCAACCAAGGTGACCATAGACAAGGATGGAAACGTAGTAGCTACTGGTACAATTACTCCAAATTCAGATATAGCTTTTAAAAAAGATATAGAACCTTTAACAAATGTTTTAAATAAAGTAACACAATTACTAGGTATTAATTTTACATATAAAAGTAATAATGAAAAATCTATGGGATTAGTAGCGCAAGATGTAGAAAAAGTTTTTCCTGAATTAGTCAGAGGAGAGGAAGGTAATAAAAGTCTGAATTATATGGGATTAACTGGTGCATTAATTGAAGCAATAAAAGAACTATCAGCAAAAGTCGAAGCACTAGAAGCTGCTTAATTTAACTAACAAATTTATTTATTATGACACCCGAAGAAAAACTAAAAGAAGTACAACAACGCTTCGATAATAATCTTGCTCAGGCACAACAGATTGAGCAGCAGATAACAAAAATGCAAGAACAATTAAGAGCTTTACAACAACCTCTCATCGAAGATCAGGGTGCAATTAAAACTCTTAAAGAACTTGTAGAAACTGTTGGACAAAATGTTTAAATTTTCTTTACCAAAAAATCCTAACGCTGGTGATCTGTTCTTTGATCCTGTTGATGATATGTGGAAAGTTTACACTGGCAAAATATGGACAATATCTAATTTTAAAGAACATAAGTGTAATATAGATTATATTATAAATAACTAGTATTTATCATCATGGCTGTAACTTGGAACGCTAGATTAGAAGGCAAAAAAACTGTAGGAAGTTTATCTGATGTGGTGACTTTTATTCATTGGACTGCTAGTGATGTTGATGGAGAACATACTGGTTCCTCTTACGGTGTTGTAGGACTTGCAGAAGCCGATAGTGGATCTTTCATTGCTTATGCTTCTATCACTAAAGATAACGCTATTGCATGGGCTAAAGATGCTTTAGGGGCTGATGAAGTGACAAGAATAGAAACATCTATTGCTGCACAGATAGCAGAATCAAAAACACCTACAAGGTTTACTGGTGTCCCTTGGTCATAATTAAAAATTGTTTAAATGCTTGTAACTATAGTCGCTATGATTCTTGCAGTGATAATTTATGCTGCATGTGCATTTGCAATGTATAAACATTTTTCTGACAAAATTGAAAAAAGAAATAAATGATGTAACATATAGCTTTAATTTAATTAATTAAATGCTTAAAAAACTTTTAGCTGTAGCTGCTGTATCAGCAGTTTCTACTCCAGCCTTTGCAGGCGTCTACCTAAATGCTGAGGTCAATTCTGGGTTCTCAGGTCAAGATTATACAAACAGTGCGACGGATCTGCATATAGGCTACGAAGGTAGCAATGGCTCGGCTTCGTACTATGTTCAAGGTGGTGCGCTATTTAGTAACCCAGACAATGCTGACTCAGAAACTAACTTCTCTGGTAAAGTTGGTGGTTCTATCTCAGCAGCAGAAAAGATTGACGTCTATGGTGAGTTCTCTGTTGTAACAAATGACGTTAATTCTTACGGAACGAAGCTTGGTCTGAAGTATAAGTTCTAAGAATGTAACTTAATATGAACAGAGGTGTGCTTACACACACCGTAGTTATGACTATCATGTATATAACTGCAAATGCACCTCTCATATGTTTTCAAAAATAGCAAATATTTTGTCAATTATCTCATTCTTGATGGTTTCGTCAATGAGTGTTTTTGCATACATGGCAGTGAAATATATGCAAAGCCCTGAGTTTGAAAGAACATTAAAAAACAAACTAATGGGAAGTTTAGAAGATAAACTTTCAGATGTAATGAAAAGTAATTTGCCTGATGTTACAGGGCCATCTATACAACTACCAGAACCAATAAAGGTTAATCAATTTGGAAATACAAAGAATTGAAATACCACAAATAAAAATTAAAGAAATATATATTCCCCAAACAAGAACATGGAGTCAATACCCAACAACTTTAGATATTATAAATAAACCGTCTTTAGAATATCCTGTTATTAATTTTCCATCTTTTGAACCGTTAGAATATCATCCTGATAAATTTATTCCAACAGACCCAGAAAAAAAACCAGAACAAAAAAAACCAGATATACCACAACCTCCAAAATATATACCTAAGGTCAAAAAAGATAAAGAGTTTTTTATAAAATGCCCTAACGAGTCTAGTATTCCCGTAGGATCTTATCCTAATGAGCTAAGGCTTCAAATAGTCATAGGTCATTCTGTAAAAAATGGTCAATGCTATGAAATCTACAGAGATAGCTCATTTACAGAAAAGTGGTTTCCTAGCCCTCCTGTTCTTGTTAGCACTTCAATTATTGCTGTTGCAGCGGCTAGTTCACCTATTATAGTAAATTTATTAAAGAACCTTATCAAAACTGCGATTAAGAAGCTGACAAAGAAAAAAGATAAGGTATAATAATATTTGAGTATTGGCAACTCTTGACCAAAGCCTAGCTCAATAGTTAAGGGCGAGCTAATACTTTTAAGCAAAGGAAGATGTATAGCAAGTATTAAAAAGACCTCTACTCTACATAGAGCCTTTGCTTTTTAAGCATCACTTACCTGTAAACCTTCATGCCGTTGTATGGGTAGCGAGTTCAGGGCTGATGCTTATTTTTTTGTCTTCAATTCGTGCGTATGTGGTAATACTTGGTTCATCTTAGGCTTACTAATAATATCTGAACAAAGACCATAATAAGGACTGTTTTTAGAATATTCGGCACCAATAACTCTCAATTCATGACAATTTTTAAGTCTTGCCAGTTCATAATTTAAACGTGCTGTTGACAATTGTTGCCTCATTATTTTTTCTTGAGTAGTCGCACTTTTAAAACAAGCATTTTGAAATCGTTTATCAAGTGGCACAGATATTGTGGCAGCTATGCCAAAATTTAAAGAAGTAGAATCTTTATTGCCGCTGTAATTTTCTCTAAAAAATAAAATCTCACCAGCATTTGTGAGGTTGCCATTTTCATCTGCTGCTTCGTTATAAACTGGTGTATGAAATATATAATCTTGAGGTCGTTTAATGGCTACTGAGGTGGTTGCAAATGGACTTATAGATAAAGTTGTTCCAGAACATTTAATTCCATTGCCATAAGTATTTTCAGTCATTGGCCCTGTCAATACTTGGGTTGCAAAATTTGAAACGCTTGATGATGTATTACTTTGTGGATTAGCTACTGCTGAGGTGTTGGCGTAACTAGGTAAACAAGAAAAAAGGGTTATTAGTTGGAAAATATAATAGTAGTGTCTGTTACGACTTCTGAAGTTACTTGCCTTGTTATATCGGTTATAGATTCCAGAGATGGGCCTTTGTAAAATTCTGAGAACTGAAAGTTTTTGGAGGTTTGTTGCCAGTTTGGTTTTTGATTCAGATTTAAGCCTGTCCATTCATAAGTAGTTCCATTAATAGTTTCTGTGACCGTGGCATTAGGCATGGATAAAGAATTGCAGTTGCCGCATGATATTCCAGAACCAGTCACACTATAGGTATATCCAGAATTATAACGAACTTCGCGAATTTGCTCAGTTAAATTATTTGTAGTGACTGATCGACTTGTCGAAGTAGCACTTGTGAAATTTGGCACGACAGGAATTGAGTGGGCTGGACTAACAAAAAATATAAAAAAAAGATATTTCCACATCAATCAACAGTTAAGTCTGTTACGAATTGACCAGTTAGAACAACCCCTGTTCCAGTTCCACCTGTAAGAGACATTGTGTGGTGATCTAAAGTTACGGCTGCTGTACCTACTGAACCAGCTGCAGTCGAAGTTAAATCACTGAAGTTTCCAACTGTTCCAACCGTGGGTGCTGATCCAGCGGTTGCATCACCCTCAAGATAAGATTGAGTAAAACTAAAAGTCTCACCAGCAGTTGTTTGTGTTGAACTTGGCATGGTGACTGCTGGAACTCCATTTGTAACAGATCCAAAGCCACCAACACTTGCAGCGTCTCCACTTGTAGTTGTAATGTTTGTTCCGCTTATGCTGTAAGACGAGCCAATTTTATCGGCTGAAGTTGCAGCGGATAAACTTTCTAATTTGACACTTGATGTGAATGTACTTTTAATATCACAAAAAGCGGCTGAAGGTAGCATAAAACAGGCAATAAGTAGCAGTTTTTTCATTTAATACCCACATTATTGTTCTTATTATCCACTATAACGTCT